CAGTATGCCACATCAAAACCTGACCAACTGTGTTTATGAATGTGCCAACATATACGCCTGCTGTATATCGCCTGAACGTAAGCGTATCTGTTAATGCCATTTCGTTTGGCCTAAAAATATACCAAGCCCCCTCTGATTGAATAATTACCGCAGTCCATAAACGCAAGACCTTATCCAATACCTCCTGACAATCCAACGGATTAATATTGTCATCCTTTAGGTAGGTTTCTGCATTTACATAGGTTAAAGCCAATGGATCGTCTGAATCTAAGGTCGGGTAACTTTCCTCTGTTATGTTTACACAAGTGAAAATATCCATATCAGGAATCCGAACTCTGTTCAAACAATTATAAATTACCTCAATATAAGTTTGCTTGCCTAACCAGAAATTACCATCGTTTTGAACGTAGGAAAGGTTTTTTAATAAACCCAAAGTATCTACGGCATTAACTGAAATAGTATAAGGCGTAAAAGTAAAGGATTCCTGACATCCGTCTGGGATTATAAAACCCCTCCAAATTACAGACCCGTTACGTTTAATATTGATTAACCATCGTAATTCATCTTCGGTATATAAATCCTGCAATTGGAAATCTTCGGTAGCGATTAGGTTTAACGTTGCTTCCGATCCGATAAAAGGCTCTAATATTTTCTCTGAATTGTTTTGATAGTTTATCTGAATCGGGTTTTCAACTCCCAAGATTGATTCTGGTTCATCAACTCCATCCTTTTCGTAAATTTCAAGTGTAGCCGTTTCAAATACTGTCGGCTGCCTATAATCTTGAGTAATATTAAAATCAAGCGTATATCTAAGGTTATAACTCATGGCCCGAATCTTTGAAGTTTAGCACCTGCACGATTAAGAACCCCAACAAGATTAACTCCTGAAATCTCGAATACAACCCTGCCAGTATCAAATCCTACTGCTGTCGGCTGTGATGCAATTGCGTTTGAAGTAGTGAATGCTGGAGTAGGTTCTGTTTTGCGTTTTTTGAACAATCCGCTTAATAAGCTAATACCAGCAAATGCTGCTCCTGCTATTGGCAATGCTTTACCTAAAAACCCTCCGACTCCTTTACCAACTCCTTCGCCACCGCCTTTACCTATCCCAAGTAAACTACCAACAGAAGTAAGTAGAGAACCAGCTCCAACTCTTTTACCATCTGAGCCTTTTGCGCCAAGTAAACTTAAAATACCTTGTGTAGCTTCACTTGCTAATACCGAAGCAAAAGTCCTTTTAATACTTTCGCCAAGTGTTTTAAATGATACTTCACCTCTGATTAATAATTCATCAAAGAAGTTATTGAAAGATGATCCAAGTTTAGGCAATAAATCGAATTGTAATTCATCGCTAAATATCTGGAATGGAGTATAAAGTTGTTCGCCTAAATTATCAGGCTTGAATGCACCACCACCAAGCAAAGTATTAATATCAACTAAAGGCTGACCACCTGTAATAATCTTTGCAGTTTCTGATTTTGTTTTTTCAAGTGAATTTTTAAACCCATCTGCCGACTCAGTAGCTAAACGGAATTTTAAATCTAAACCAGATAAATAATTATCAAGCTTCTGATCTTTTAATTGTTTCTGTAAATCTTTTAGTTTTTCAAGTCTTTCAATCTCTTCTTTAGTTACTAATTTTGGAGGTGATACTTTTGAAGCCTCTACCGATAATCCCCTTAAAACTTCAATACCATCTTTGTATTGTGCAGCTATTGCCTTTGCTAAATTCTTGTCATTTATCTTAGAAAGTTGTTCATTAGCAATATTAGCCAAGCTTTGCATAGCTGACTTAAATTCTTCAGGAGTTTTAGAAATCTCTTGAATACTCTTAACGTACTTTTGTACTGATTTCTGAGCGTTTTCAACTTGAGAAACCTGTCCTTTAACATCCGATAATTTTAAACTGCCTTGCTGAAAATTTAAGCCAAAATCTTGTTTTAGGTTGAATTTGTTTGCAAGTTCTAAACTCTTATTAAACCCGGTAATTGACTCAATCGCTTTAGAAATAATTGAAATGGCGGATGAAAATACTCCCTGCGTATTATTCCCAACTGATATTAATAACTGATCCCAACTGTCCTGAAGGTTGCTAATTTTACCACCAAGCGTTTCAGATATTGCAGCCATAGACCCAGATACTCCTTCGGCATTGCCAAGTGAAGTAATATAGTTACGTATCGACTCTGAAGATTTGTCTACTGTTGTTTGAATCCCTTTAAAAGTAAAAATAACTTGATCACCTGAGGCTTGAGCTCTTATACCAAATTCTTTTAATCTTTCAAATTCCCCAGTTTGGGCATCTAAAATGGCTTCAGACAACTGATCAAAAGATTTACCAGTACTTGCAGCCAAATCACCAAGCGATCGCATTTGATCTCCAGTCGGTTTAAATCCTTGATTGGCAAGCTTTACGAATGAGTTTGTAAGTTCATTTACGCCAAACGGTGTTTTAGCAGCAAAATCTTGAATCTCTTTTAATTGCAGATTTGCTAAAGCGCCTGACCCTAAAGTATTGGTCAATACTGCCCCAAATTTCTGAAATTGAGCAGTTGCCTCAAATACTTGTTGAGTGAAGCCAATTAATGATTGAGCTGTAAATGCTCCGGCAATAGCTGCCCCTGCAACTTTAAAAGCTGAAGTAGTTGATGATGCAAATTTGTTAGCCGAATTGGTAGCCGAATTACCAAAGCCTTTTAAATCTCTGTCAGCTTCATTTAGACCCTTCTTTAAACGGTCAATCTCAGCTTCAATCCTTACCTTTAATTCTGCCGTTGCCATGCTCTTTAATTGCTTGCTTTAACCTTTCAGCGGCCTGCTGTGTTCTTTGTTCATCTGCCTCTATTTCGTCCGAAAACTTTAATAGTTTATCAGGGCTTTTTGGAGGGCTTTTTAGAAACGGACTATGACGAACTATCTCCCATGTTTGCCACCTGATAGTTTTCATCTCGTTTAACTGCTTTTGCCTAAACCCTTGCAGAATAATAAAGTACTCTGCAAGGGTAAGGCTGTAAAAGTAATCAAATGTTAATCCAACTTCTCCAACCGCTACCGATAGGATGTCTTTTATCCAGTCTACTTTTTCGGCTTTACCGGACTTTTTTTTTGTTCAGGCTCTGAGGATTGAACATTACCGTACAATGCAGTAAGCAGATTACGTGTAAATATTACTACATTCTCAGAGTTACCACCACCCCAAGCATCTAACCAATCGTACACATCCTCAGGATCGTATGGGAAGTTCATCGCTGTACCTTTTGGCGTTTTCAGTCGCTCCGCATTCATTGCAGAAAAGTAGATAAAGTGTCTTATCGTTGGAATAAACTTTTCAGATATAGAGTTTTCAATATCCGTTACGCTTATACCCATTACTTCTAAGGTTTTCTCTACTGCGAACGTACCGCAAAAGAAATCCATATCCTGACCATTTACAGGTAGTTTAAAAACATCTGCCATAGATTAGGTAGTTCTTGTGATGTCTCCAGTTCCTTTGATTGACCCAGTGAAAGTGATATTCTCACCACTATTTGCAGTCATTTCCAAAGATTCGATATAACCCTCTCCGTACTCATTTAAGAATACCGGAGATCCTACCGCTTCTTTCCAATAGATTAAAGTTTTGTTTCTCATTAGTGAGCTTAGGTAATCCCATGAAGCTAAGGCAGTATCGCCACCTACTGAAGTTGTATCAGTTAAAATACCATCCAATGATTTAGTATAACTGTACGCATTCGGAGTGCTGATAATTACACCCGGATCACACTTAGTTTGTACTTCATTGAAAGTAACTGTTTCTGCCGTACCGTTGGAAGTAAGGCAAGCGATTGGCACATAATCGCCATCTCTAAGGATTGATAGGACTGAATTGTCCCCATTTACAAATTCTGACATAGCTGTATTGTTTAAGTTGTTGAATTAATCTGTTTAATATCGTGTGTAAAAATTAAAATCTTTCTGAATACGGTATTCGCTGTATTCTCTTCATTTATCGCCTGACTTCCTGCTAATCTGCAAGTCACCATTTGAAAGTTTACCATTGTCGGATAGTTGCTTGTTTGCCCTGTTCTGATTAAACTTAGCACCTCATTTGAGATTTGCTCTGATAGTTTCTTACCACCTTTATTCTTTGGGAACTTAGTAACTATATCTACAGTAATCGAACAATCTGTATAAAATCCGCACTTAATCAATCTATCCTGAACTGTTTGATTAGTCACTAAGCAATAAGCCTTAGCATACCCTATATTGGCAACCGTAGAACCAACGAACTCGTCATATACAGGAATACTAACACCTGATATTTCAAGTCCTGATAGCTTAGTGATATAAGCCTCTCTTAGTTCTAATGATGGATCAAACATTCTTTTTTAATATCTTTTCTACTTCTTTTACAAAAATTGGACTCTCACGTAAGAAAGCAGGAATCAAGTACGGTTGTTTTATCATTCTGCCCTGACCGTTCACGTAGAACTGCCTTGCATATTCCTGTATCTCTTTTGGTAAAGTCGGCACGTATTCTGCTGCACTTTGACCCGTTCCAAACTCAACATAAACAGGAATATTAGTTGAACTCTGTACACCAACTTCAGCAGCAAAACCATTATCTTTTGGTGTACTATCAATTCTGCCTTTTAGTCCTGCCGGAGCTGCGCCAATTGCTTGTAACTGAATTGTAGTAGCTGAATCCAACACTTGCATTTTTACTTCCTGTTCTATTTCCTTACTCAAAGAACCTAACTTCTTTTGAAGTCCTGACAAACCGTTTACGACTACTCTTGCCATCACGTAGTTGTTATTTGCTCAGCCTTTTCAATCTGCATCACGTATTCTCTCTTATGCCTTTGTCCTACCAAATCAACTTGATTAATAACATATCTGTAACCCGACCACTCAATAAACATTGTGTTTAGTGGTTCAAATGATGTTCTGTATTTAATACGGCATTCAAATATGTTATTCAATACTCTCTGCCTTTGCTCTGCCTCTGAAAATGAGCGTATCTCTTTAATCATTGCATAAGTTGTAAGCAGTAACAAACGCGTAACAGGAAAACCACCTGATGTATCTGTATCATCATCAAATGATACAAAACTTATAACCTGATCGTAGTTACCTGTATTCATTACATTATCGGAGTAACCCTATAAGCGTGTTCAATATCTGTACTGGTTGTAATTGCTCTGTTTACGTTCTCATCCGTTGCATCTGCCCTGTACTTGAAAGCTGTTTCAACTCTCATGCAAATGGCAGACTTTAAATCCTCTGGGCAAGTGCTTAAATCGCTTGAACTATCATAATACCCTGCATAATAGGTAATAGTCCATTGGTTATAAGTCCGTAAAGCAGACCCTAAAATATCATAGTACGGATCGTAATTAAACGGTATGCAAGTAATACCAACTGTTATAATCGGTCTGTCTAATCCAAATATTGTGTAATTATCTGTACTGATAGCCACACCGTCCTTATCGACAATTGTAAGCAGTTCGCCAAACGGACCATAAGGAATCTGAACCTTTGACTGATTACTAACTAATTCAATTTCTTTTTTGCCGTATGATAAACCTGTATATAATTCGGATGAAACACGAGCCTGTTTGATAAGCCTTGTAATAAGCGTATCAAAATCCGTGAAGTCAATCTCCATGAATTCTTTAGCCTCCTGTAAAGTGACTGGCTCGGCTAATAAATCCGTTAATACTCTGGTTTGTATCATTTCGTTTCGTATGGTTCCTTTAACTCCTTAGTAATTCGGGTAGTCTTTAATTCTTTAACCGCCATCGCAACACCTTTCAATATCAGGTAGTTTGCAAACTCATCTGATTGCTCTTTAATTTCGCCTGCCTTACCTGAATTGTGATTCTTTGTGTATTGTACTTTCATTTTGTTGTTATTAAAAAAGCCCTGCACCGGAGCAGTACAGGGCTTCTAACCTAAACACCGAATTATGAAAAATTAAGTAGTTGCTTCAAGTAATGCCTTAGCAGTTGCAAATGTTCCTTTAATCAATGTATTCACATCGTTTGCAGAAACGAACTGAACTAACCTTTGCTCAAGCAAGATAGTTTTCTTGTTGTTGATGAAGTCGTTTCCATCAAGTCCAATCTGAACCCTCATTCCCTGACGGAATAATACATTGATAACAGATAAGTCACCACCGATAAAATCGATACCTAAGGAATCAAGGGCATTTGTTCCAATCAAACGAACACCCTGTAAAGTAGTGTAACCCTCTGAATCACGACCTAAAAATGCTTTAGGTTCTGTGTATTCGCCATAAGTTGATTTGGTAGTAATCATTTTTGCTAAGAACCCTTCATTAACAAAGAATCCGGTTGGAGTTCCAAATGCTTTTTTACATTGCAGGATAGCTGCAATCAAAACGTCAAACTCATTTGCATCAGTTACAGTTCCGGCAAGTGTCGAACCTGTGAAAGCAACTGCGTATTCATCCAAGCCTTTAAGGTTATCGCCTGTACCTGGGCCAGAGAATAAATCAGTTTCAGTAACGATGTCGGCACGTTTCATCAAGTTGTTTTGAACGTAGCTCATCAACTGAGGCAAATCATCCATGAACTCGGTAGTAACTTTACCGTAAACAGCGATTTTCTTAGCGACCATTTGACGCTCTTCGTAACGAACGGATAGGAATGTTTTTTGGTCACCCTCCCCAATAAAGATAGGAGTGCCTTGCTCATCCAATTCCTCAATCCACATAGCATAAGGCTTAGCCATTGCGCCAGTAGATACGTTTTGTAAGTAAGTCAATTGACGCTTACGAATCGGGCTGATTATTCCTGTATTCTGAGTTAAAGAATAATTGCTTTCACTTCCTACTGCTTCAATCGTGTTGAAGTCCCCAATAGTTACGGCTTCTTTCAAGTCGAACACCAATGGCCCATCCTGCTTACCATCGTTTTTGATGATAGCTTTGATTTCATCTGCCTTAGCCATATAAGCCTCAGTAAATGCCTCAGTAAATGTTTTAGCTTTGCCTGTTTTTGCAGTTTGCTTGTTCATCTTAGTAGACAAAGCATCGTGCTGGGATTGAAGTTCTTTCAAAGCCTCGGCAAGAGTAACCTCTTTATCACCTTGTTTTACTTTGATTTCTGCCTGTTCGCCTTTAATGGCTTCCTTGATAGCTGCTTTACCTTCAGGGGTTGACGGGTCAAAGTCTTTTACTTCTGCTGACTTGAAAAGCTTTTTAGCTTCTGCAATAGTGTCATTATACAGATCAATTAAAGCCTGCTTTGCTGCTTTAACTTCTGCTGAATCGTTTTCTTCGATTTTTATTTTCATGATTAAATTTTACCAAATGAGTTAAAGGATAAATTAATTTTCGGCTCATCAGTCTGGGTGCTATCAAGCGGCGCAGTAGTGAGTGATTTTAGTATTTTTTCAACCTCAATAAGACGTGAATCCGAATAAGGTAAATTGTACATCATTGTTAAATGCTCGATAATCTGTTTAGTGTCAGCTTTTGCACCCAATACGATCGCGTTAGGATTAGCCCCCCAACTTGTCAAAAATGAATATTCCCTCAGATTGTATTCAGTGATTATCTTTGAGTTTGATTTGTCACGCCTTACAACCTGATAACCGATTGATAAATCGGCTTCCTGTCCGTTTGAATTAATCAGTTTAATGTCGTTAAACATATCACGACCTAAATCTGTATCCATGTTAAACTGAGTACCTGTAAATAAACCGTCTGGATGTTCTGGCCTTAATTCCTTTGGAACTCCGATCAATAAACGTGTATCATGGTTTTTGTAAACCCTTAATTTTTTACGCCCTTCGGAAACGGTTTTCATAAATGAACCCGGATGCGAAATATCCCCATCGCTATCCTCATTGTTGTAAGCATTAGCGATAGCCTCAACATAGCCTTTCTTATCGTCAAGCTCTTTTATCTCTGAGGTATGGTCTTTTGTTAGATTCATTTGATGTAAAAATAAATATTAAAAAAATACGATAAATTTGTTTTGGTAAACAGAAATGTATACCTTAGCAATATGACTACATCAGAAGTATTCAAACTAATCATATCAGAACATAAATGGTACGCTCCATATATGTCTGCTCAGGCAGCCTTTTTGTTTAAAAGAAGGTTTATAAAAGGCGAATTAAAGCATAGCACTATTGAGCGTATGTTTGAAAAGTTTGGATTTGAGCAAAATGAGGTAACATGGCACAAAAAATAACCTACAGCAAATGCAACTTATAACTAAACGGATCGGTATGACCCCATCTGTAAAGATGGAACAAATAAATCCCTTTAGAAACTCCAATCTTCATACCTAATTTACGTGCTTTATCGCAAAACCGTTTATCAAAGAATATCGTATTTTCCTCAAACCTGATTTGTTCCCATATTGACTTATGAAATATCATGCACATCCCTGCAATACCAGGCACCTCGGTAACTAAGGTTTTATGCTCATCCCATTCCTGATTTGCTATTTCGATATGATTTGAAATGTCAGAATCGTTTGAAAACTTACCTTTTGATAATTGATATGGAGCACGTAATCTGTTCGTCATGCAACCGATAATCGGATAATCTGGATTAGCTTTGATTACTTCATAGATTTGATTGCCCCAGTCTGAACGTAATGGCAAAGTGTCCATATCTCTTAGGCAGATATAACAATCATCCGGCAGTTCAGAAATACATTGATTGTACTCGAATCCGATGTTTTTATCAATAGCAAATGGGGTTATGTATCTAATATTCATGTATTTTCACCTAAAATAGCATCTTCAAATGTTACTGTAATATTACAAATCCCTGATCTTGCCTGTTGTACATCTTGTTCAACAATTGTTTTAGATATACCCGGTATTATATCCCCATTTGGCATTTTTATCATGTGCATTCCTGCCTCATTTATAAATACTGTTACTGTTTCCATATCATTTATACTTTTTAAATTCCTTACTAAACCTATTTTTCATAAATAACGGCCTATTTGCCTGTATGCCTAAACTCCGCTCAGATTGGCTAACCGAACTTTTAATTTCTTTGTGTTCATCCATTGAATGAATCAGTAAGTGCGAATCAACAACATCCAAAAACGGAGCGTACTGCAATCCTGCATTAAATACCCTTTGGGAGTAATTGACATGCTCGTACGCATAGCAGGTAAAGTCCTCATCAAACCCACCAACAACATCTAAGCATTTACGATTTATATAAATCATGCACCCACATGGTAACTCATGCTCTTTCAGACCGTTTTTTATGGATAGTACTTTCCTGTCAAACGTATAACATAAATTCGGGATTCCTGCATTAATGTACGGCTCATACCATTTATCAACTATCGGAAACGTATCATCGTCTGCTAAAAATATATGTTCACAATCATCCAATAACGCCAAACACATATTTTTAGCTTTGGCAATTCCCTTGCAATCTACCGTTACAATCTTAGCGTTTGGCGTGTACTTGCGTATCATTTCTAAAGCAGGTGTTTTACGGTTGCCGTATGTTGTGATTCCGATGCCTATTTTCATTTGGCAAATATTAAATTCTCTCTGTTCTCTGATATTAACCTCATACCAAAGTCAGAGCAATAAGATGAATATAGTAGTTTCAACTTGCCATCTCCGTTCCATTCAATACAAAGACATTTGCAACCTCCCGCATCCAAATTTATCTGCTGTAATATTGACCAGTCGTTCCCCTCTGCATCAATCGTAATAAACTCGAAAGTCTTATGCCATTTCAGAATCCAGCTAAACGGAACTACTTGAATTATCACCTCGTTGAACTCAACGCCCTGATTTCTCCATCTTATAGTTTCGACATAATTCATCGCTGAAACTAATCCTGAATCCTTTCCATTCTTAACGTGAGCACCTGATTCATAAAAAGTGACTTGCTCTTCTTTTTCTCCAATCGCTAATTTATAGCAGGAAACTTTTTTATTGTCTTCATATAGCTTTTCAAGTTTACTGAATATATTACCCGGCTCAAAAAACACCCCAGACCACCCAGATTGAATTAAATCATAGCTATTGCTGAAAGTCTTTCCATCATTCGCACCAATATCTAAAACCGTACCTTTGAATCCTTTGAAATAGTTTGATACTATTTGCGCTTCATTATTCTGTGACCTCATAATCCTTGAGCTTTAATAATTATATTTTCGTGTAATGGCTGATCGTAAATTCCTGCATACTGCATTAATGAGCTATTCGGCTTATACAGTTTCGTTATTCCCATATCGTAGGCAATAGCAGAGGCGCAACTCATGTCGTGCCTATGATTATCCCAGCTCCCTTTGAAGTAGCCATTTAACATTGACTCTTTCCATAAAAGATATAACTGAGCAGCTTTTGAATCTTTAGTATTAATCCCAAAGAACCCAGCCGAAAACATAGGAATTTGCTTTGCCGTTTCTCGGTCTATCCCAAAGTAATCAAGCGTTTTATCATTAGTCCAATCACCCAGATAGCATCCTGAATCCTGCATAAGTAGGCCATCACTTTTAATTATCTCAAACAATGGCTCTACGTTCTTTATCGCATAACAAGATGAATCTAACCACAGTATTTGAGTATAACCTTGTTCAATCGCTTTATCAATAGCATGAATCTTAAAAGCATACGGATTATCAGAGTGCTTTGGACTTCCTAATGCTTCCTCGCCGATCCATGCAAAAAAATCGCCTTGAAAGTTATCCCTTAAACTATCTGAAAGTCTTGCAAGTGCTTTTACGTAATTGCCTGTCCTGTTTGCAAAACTAACGATTGCTCTTTTGTTGCCAATAGTCATAATGATAAATGTTTCCCTTAATAATCGTTTCGGTTTTAAGCAGTGGTAATAATCTCCTGCTATACTCGGCATCCTCACCGAATGCAATCTCAGGGAATCCGGCCTGTAATGCAAGTTCACGTTTAACGGGGCTTATATGGTTCGGAGTCCTGTAATAAACTGCGCCGGATTGAAACCATTTGCCGTATTGCTTCGATATATGCCATTGCATTGGCATACCCCCATTCTTTGTGATAGTTCCTGAAATACCTATGCAATCATTACCTATTGAACAGGCTTGCATAATACACCAAAGGTAATTATCTGAAATGTGGTCATCATCATCAATAAACACAATATATTTTCCTTTGGCTTTCTGAAGTAGTTTATTTCTTTTAACCCCAATATTATACGTGACAATCGGATCAATAAATACCTCAACTTCGTTCTTAAATGGAACTATCTGCTTATTCAAACTTAACATCAAATTATCAAGTTTTTCCAAACGCGATGGCATAGTTGCGATTAAGATTGAAAGCATTATCTCCATTTGATTTGTGAATATTGTATAACCTGATTCTCTATTCCAAAATTCGTTGTTAATCGCTCATTGAATAATTTTTCGCCTTGCTGCCATGTAGCGTTGTTGCGTAATGTAATTGCATCCTTTTTAAATTTGCCTGTACTGTAATGATTATGTGGGAATAACAAAGGCAAAGTAATTGCCTTACAAAGCATGTGAGCGACTGCGGTCATTTCCTGATCGCAAAACATGTGGCGGTAGGATGGGTGATAGATATACCCAAACCTATCATAATAAACTCTATCCATAATCGGCAAAGTCATTAAAGTTGGCTGCAATCCATCTTGCGTTTTTACGCAATAATCTGATTTGCCTTGCAGTGCCTCAATCAGTAAAGTGTCCCAATGTTCAGGGCAACTAAAATCATCTGAAACGACAATAAGTAAATCGCCTTTAGCAACCTCAGCACCTTTGTTAATTGCATCAATAGCCGAACGGTTGTTATTGTAAATGCAATCCCCATCATATTTAGTATTCTGAATATCATCATTATCAAGACTGAAAATATATTCAACATCAGTATCGGCTTTTGAAAGCCATTCAGCTCTGACTTTGTTGGCTATTTCAGCGCGGGATCTGGAAGGATGGATAATACTGATTTTCATATTCCGAAATTTCTACGTGCAAATCTCTCACTCATATAGATAGTCGTACAGTTACAGTTGATCGTTTGATTTCCCGGAGCTGAGGCATCGCCCGGCATCATCATATTATTTACTCCGCCTTTTGGATTGCGTACAATAAATACTGAATCTTTAGGTATAGGGATCTCATTTGCTAACTCCAAATGAAACTCCCTAAATTCAGGCGTAGGTATGTGAATCCATTTCTTATACATTTGTACGCCCCCATTAAACAGGCTCCAATCGTCTGATGACTTGCGCTTGCCTACGTTTGTCGCGCGGGTTGTTTCTGTTCTGGCAATTACGCGGGCTCTGGTTCTGCCTATCTCACCAAGCGTATATTTGTAGATTCTATTAATAGTTTGACGCCTTGTTTCTCCTAACTCTAAACTATCCTGTAATGCTCTGTTAATCGCATCCTGAGTATTATTCGATACCCGTTGAATCATTTGCCCTAAATTCTGAATCACATACCCCCGCATCCACTCACTCCATGTATTGAGTAGCAAATCAATCAAAGCATCCTTTTGCCCTTCCTGCCTCTTGATTCTTTGATACTCTTTCTTTGCAGAATCAATGCCCGTATATTGATAGACCTTGTTATAAGCATCAAACATAGGCTGGACTTGTACGGTTAAGTTTGGATTGTCAAGTACTGGCGTAACCTGTTCCCGTAAAGCTTTGTAGAATACCCGTTCAGCATAACGCCTGTAACGCTTATCATCTCGCTTCTGCTGGATTATTATTTGATTGAGATTCATTGATGCGCTGGATATATAATTTGCGTTTCTCGTCTATTGCCATGCGTTTTAAACGGCAACACTTTGCAGGGTACGGGTATCGTATCTCCGCCTCAGTCGTAATCTCCGAAATGGTCTTTAACCGTTCCTTCATCCTGAGGCATTATTACATCTTGCAAGGTTAATTTGCCCTGATCTACTAAAATAGCTTTACCCTCATCACCTCCAAGTTCATCATAGTTAAATAAAGCCCTACGTTCGTCTTCAGATAATGATGGCGTACCATAAACCTCTTTCATTAGTTTTAAATCCGGTTGTAATTCAGAATAAACCGTAGTATCAAAGTCAATGATGTATTTTAATCCATCCGCTTTATTGTATGCCGGACAAAGCCAATTCATTAGCTTTTGCTCAAAGTTATTCAAGTATGGGATGACAATATCAACTACCAAAGCCTTACGGGCAATTTCCTGATTTGAATAAGTGCCTGTTCCACGCCCTAATAGAATCGGGTCAATTCCCCATAATCCGCAAAGCGTAGTAACATCGTCATTCATAGATTCAATAATCTGCAAGGCTTGCGGACTTAACCCAAGCCGAGTAGCTTGCAATGGCATAGCCGAAACAACTACTTTACCCTTATTTGCAGCCCCGTTTACCTTAGATTGTATAGCTTCCTCGGTTTGAGTTACCTGTGTAGGATTTAACCAGTATTTTGAATCGGGATGATTCGGGCTTACAATAGTTTCAGCTCCTCTGTTTTCTAATAGCTTAACGGATGAGTAAACGCCTATATCGTTTTTCTTAAGGTAGCGCAAACCAGCCATAAGCGGAGATTGACCTCTAAGTTGATTTCCTGCTAAATCCCAGTACGGATTCCACATTTTCATATGACAAACATCCTTAGCATCAATCATCAATGTTTGGTTGCCTAACAATAGCTTATAGCCTTTTACGGGTTCGTTTACATCACCTGTTACCATTGTAACCAAGTGCGAAGGCATAGCATAGAGTTCAGTATATTTCCCGTAGTTCTTTGAATCTTCGCCCGGCCCGACACCATAAATAAAAACCTCACCACAAGTATCATAGAATCCAGCGCAATCCTCAGCGAACTCAGTCCATGTTTGATTAGGGTTTGGATTGGATAGTAATCGACCTAAATCAGAGTTTTCCGCAAAGTCTAATGCCTTTGTACGCATCGAAATACTTTGAGCATGTTTCTGTGCATCCCCTGAATATTTAAACTCTTTGTACTTATATTTTGCGGTTCGGTTCTTTTCTGTGTAAACCAATGGAGGGGCTATCTTCTTTTTGTCGCCTAACTTTCGCACGATTGAATAAACCGTTGCGTTTGAACGGTAGCCCTGATTGACATATATTTGCGATTGCTGGTTATTATACCATACAATGTCTGAATTATTGAGATATTGGAAAACCATGTCATTTA